ACGCGCTATTAACCAAGTTGCGATACAAACGCAATATCCCCCCGAGGGCAAACCCGAGAGCCCAGGCAGCCAGTAAATACCCAATTGTCTCAATCACCCCGTTTGCCCCGAACGAAATCCAAGCGCCCACAAAACCACGCACGCACAGACGAAGACCACATCCTGA